GAGCAGCCCCGTCGGTGACCGGGGTGTGGGACCCTGTCAGCTCCAGCCTGCACCAGTCCAGGTCGACCGCGGCCCGTTCCCAGGTGCTGCCGCCGTGACACACGGGCTCCAGCGTGAGACCCATCGCGGACGCGGCCCGCTCCAGGGCGTCCTCGTCCCGATAGGAGAGGGCCACCAGCGGGGAGCACCCGCTGACATGGCAGACGGTCAGGTAGCCGGGCTGGCCGCCGACCTTGGCGAGCAGGTCCGCGAGCTTGCGGAGCAGGTCGGGGGTCATCAGGACTCCCCGGCGGTCATGTCGGCCACTGCGTACACGTCGGGATCGCCCTCACTGGGGTCCCAGTCGGCACGAATCACGCGGCCGTCCTGGAGCACCTGGACCTCGTGGTGCAGGTCGTGGTGCAGGAGCAGCGCCTGGACCTCGGCCAGGGTGTACAGGTCCGGGTCGTCAGTGAGGCTATCGGCAGGGCGATAGATGTCGGGGGTCATCAGGACTCCTCGGCGGACATGGCCGCGGCGTCGTTGAGGGCCTCGACGACGGACGCAGCGGCGTCCTGGTCGCCGGAGATGGCCTTCGTGCAGATGTCGGCCATCTCGATGTCACCGGCCCGTGCGGCCTCCTGACGGAGGGCCAGGATCTGGTGAATGGTCAGGGTTGCGAGGGTGGTCATGGGTCACTCCTGGGGGATTGCTTAGGCACTCACGACGAGGCCCCGTGGGGCCCCATCGTCAGGGTCTCAGCTCAGGCGGCCTCACTGGCGAGCATGATGTCTCCGCCCTCGATCAGGCGAGCCAGGGCGCGAACCGCTGCAGGGTCACTCCAGCGAGGAGAACCGTAGGACGCCCGCACCAGACGGTCCTCGGAGGCCACCGGGCCGATGTCGCCCGCTCGGTCACAGACCGAGCAGCGCCCGTAGTGGTGACCGCGAGAGGTCTTGTGGAGTTGGTGGTAGCAGGGGGTCGGCATGGGGTCACTCCGGGTTGGTGTCAGCAATCTACAGCGGGACCCCCTACCCGTCAAGTGCCGCTTTACGATTAGTCGAAGATAAATCACAGGGAGAGCCGCAGCAGTAGCAGGACAGCGGGTCCCGGTGTCCTGCTGCACTTGACGCGGAGCCCCTGACGGGTGTAAAGGTGGAGCCTTACCTGGGAGCACTAATGTCTTTTGGCGAATGGCTGGGAAGCCGAATCGACGCGGCTGGGAAGCCGTCTACCGCTGAGCTGCTGATCGAGTTCTCGGCCCGCGGGGTCAAGGTCTCGCGTCAGGCTGTGTGGGCCTGGAAGCGGAACGTCTACCGGCCGAGCAGGGCCAAGACGGCCACGCTGCTGGACATCCTCGGGGCTACTGCTGCCGAGCGGGCGCAGGCCCAGCTCCTCGTCGGCGCTCCGCTTGAGAACCCACCGACGCGCGAGGCTGCGTCGTGACCCCTCCACCTGACCACCCGCCCCGCTCCAGTCCCCAGTCACTCCCTGGGGGCCCGTCACGATCGGGCCCGGACTGTCAGCGGGCGCGGGTGTCCTCTCCTCATCTCCTACCAGCCCACGACCTGGCCCGGCTCCTGAGAGCCTGGCGGCGGGCTCGGGAGTCCCCTTGCACGTCCTGAGCGTGACCATTCCCGGCGCTCCAGTCGGCAAGGGCAGGCCGCGGGTGTTCCGTAACCACGGCGTTACGCGAGCAGTGACCCCGGCTAAGACCGTGGCCTGGGAGACGTTCGCCCGCTGGCATCTCACCCAGGCGCATCAGGGCGAGACCCTGACCGGCCCGGTGCGGGTGGAGGTGCTCGCGGTCAACGCCAGGCCCAAGCGCCTGCTTAGGAAGAGGGACCCTGACGGGCTCCTGTGGCGGACCACGAAGCCAGACGCGGACAACGTCGCGAAGGCGGTCTGTGACGCCCTGGAGCGGAGCGGCATCATTCGCAACGACTCCCAGGTGTGCCAGCTCCTGATCGAGTCCCGGTTCTCCGAGCGGGACGGAGGGCCCCGGGTTGAGGTCACTGTGTCGCTCGTGGTGGGGCCGTGACCGTCCGCCACGCCGTCACAGGCCCCCGTCGAGACCTCGTGCGGTCTAAGCGCTACGGCCTGGGCAAGGAGCGCCGGGTCTACCTCGCCACGGTCTGCGGGCTGTGGGTCGACGCTGAGCACTGCGACGAGGATCTGAGGGCGACCTGCGATCACTGCCGGGCCCACTTTGCCCGACGCGACACCTGGCCCAACTACCTAAAGGCGGCGCCATGACCAGTCTCCCGACCCGCGAGCAAACCATGCGGGACTTCTCTCGCCGGACCGCGGCGCTGATGATCCGTCTGGAGAACACCCGAGCCCACAGCCGCCCGGCCTATCGGTGGCTGGCCCTGGTCCATCAGCGGACAGCGGTGGGCGTGTACCCGGGCGAGGCTGACTGGCTGGAGCTTCAGCGGCTCGAGGTTGTGCTGTGAGCTTCCCGAACACTTCGGTCTCGGAGCGGTGGGCTACCCCGCAGGCGATCTACGACGTGATCGACCGTGAGTTCCGCTTCGGTCTGGACGCAGCGGCCGACGCGAGCAACCACAAGGCCACGACCTGGCTAGGCCCCGGTGGCCTGTACCCTGACGCGCTCGGGATCGACGACTGGTGCTATTCGGGCGTCGGCCCGGTGTGGTGCAACCCGCCCTATCGGAAGACTGGCGGCGGCATCTACCCTTGGCTGGAGCGTGGCCGAGCTACCGCCCGAGCTGGCGCTGTATGCGTGCTCCTGGTCTACGCCAGGACGGACACCCGAGCCTGGACGGGGATCGTCCACCCGTTCGCGGACGAGGTCCGGCTGATCGCGGGAAGGCTGAAGTTCACGCCGCCGCCTGACTACACCGGGACCGCTACCACAGCCGGGGCACCGTCGGCCGTCGTCATCTTCCGGCCTGCTACCGCGTGGCTCGGTCGCATAGGCGGCGCTCAGTATCGCATCATGGAGCAGCCATAACAGGCGCGAACTATTCGAGTCTGTAGACCTGCGCTGTAGGCGGTTCGGTGGATTAGTTTCCTGTTTGGCCTTGCCATCTTTGGCTTAGGGTATAGATAGGTAGTCAGAACCCCGGAGCTACCATGACTGACCTCGCCGCCAACGTCATCAAGTCCCCCGCCGATGCGCCCATCAAGTACAAGTGCGGGTGGACCTCGGCCAGCTTCTGCATCATTCGCGGCGAGGGCGCAGACAAGCCGGCCCCGCGCAGCGTCCGCAACCGTGCAGCCAAGGGCGCTGTCGATGCTCAGCAGTGGCTCGCAGGCTTCAACGCCCGGATGCTGCTCGGTGTCTAGCCCCCGCAACCTCTCCTATCCCCTCCTCTCAGCCCACAACCCAGGACCCGACATGCACGCCGCCACCCAGACCGCCGCCCGCAACCTCTCCACCACCCTCCGCTTCACTGGCGAGTTCGACAACGGAAACGAGGCCGCAGCGTCCTACTGGCTCGCCAACTGGGCGAACCACGCCGCGGCCGTCGCCTCCATTCACCGCGCTCTCAGGACGGGCTGGGCCGAGTTCCAGACGCCCCAGGGCGAGATGAGTATCCGCCGCCTGGGTTGAGACGCTGACGAGGGGGCCCTGCGGGGCTTCCTCGTGAGTGCCCCGACCCAAGGACCGCCCCATGACCTCCCCTCTCCTCTCAGCCCTCACAGCTCGCGGGGTGTCCCGTTCGGCCATCTCCAGGGCCGCGGGCGTCTCCCTGCGTCAGGTCGCCCGCACGACCAGCGAGGGGCACCCAGTTACCCCGAGGCTCCTGTGGGCTGTCCAGGGCGGTCTTAGGGCCCTGGAACGGGCACCCCTGACCCGAGCCGAGGTCAGGGCCTGCCTGGAGACCGGGCCGGAGCTGGCGGCGCTGCTGTCCTACCTGGATGACGGGCCGTGAAGGCCGTCTCCCTGTTCTCGGGCGCTGGCGGCGCTGACCTGGGCATGACTGAGGCCGGGATCGAGACCGTGCTGGGTGTCGAGTACGACGCCTCGGCGGTCGCCACCTGCCACGCCGCGGGCCTCGACCACGTCCAGCTCGGGGACGTGCGGGACCTCTCACAGTTCGACGGGCTCGAGGGCATCGATCTGGTCTATGGGGGCCCGCCCTGTCAGGCGTTCTCCAGCGCCGGGAAGCGGGAGGGCCAGGACTCCGAGCTAAACGGCTGGCCCTGGGCGCTGGCTGTCGTCGACAAGCTCCGGCCCCGGTGGGTGGTCTTCGAGAACGTGCCTGGCCTGCTCCACCACTCGGCCGAGTGCAAGCAGCCCTGTCCTGGCTGCTACTGGACCGGGGACCTGTTGCCCGCCTTCCGAAAGCGGTTCCCTTGGGTGGACTACCGGACGATCAACGCCTCGAGCTTCGGCGTGCCCCAGCACCGTCGGCGGGTGTTCTTGGTCTGCGGGCCTGGTCCGATCCGGTGGCCTGATGCTACCCACGGGGACCCGTCTACGTTCGGCCAGGCTGACCTGTTCTCCCGGTCGCTAAGGCCCTGGACCACCGTGCGGGATGCGCTGGGCCTGGATGTGATGTCTCGATCCGGGCCGGGATTCACCGATCGGATCTATTCGAGTGAGCCCGCAGGAACATTGACAGGAACCGACATCGAAAGATGGATGTGCAGTGGCGGCAAGGGCAACGCCTACGTACTCGAGCGCCCATCGCCCACGGTCACAGCTCAAGAGGTCAAGGGCACCCGCGCCCACGGAGACCCGCCCGGGTTCAACGGCGGGCCAGACCGGGCATCGGATGCACTGTGGCTCGGGACTGGTCGCCGCCGCCTGACCGTGGCCGAGTGCGCCCGGCTCCAGGACTTCCCCGACGGCTACCCGTGGCAGGGGACCAAGACGGCGCAGTATCGCCAGATCGGGAACGCCTGGCCCAGGACGTTCGGACGGGTGCTCGGACGCGCCATCCTGGAGGCCAAGTGACCCTCTGCCCCTGCGGCATGCCCCTGATCTACGGCTGGTGCCTGTGGTGCCTGGAGCCGGAGGAGGGGACCGATAGCGAGCCGTCGCTGTGGGACACCACCGCCGACCCTACAGACCCACAGGAGGACTCGTGATCGAAGTACGAACCGGCCACAACCTGGAGCTACTCCAGGCGATGCCGTCCAAGTCCGTCCAGTGCTGCATCACCAGCCCGCCCTACTGGGGCCTTCGGGACTACGGAGACCCCGGCAAGGAGTGGCCCGAGGTCAGCTTCAGCCCGATGCCTGGGCTCCCGGAGATGACCGTCCCGGCCTCCTGCGAGCCCCTGGGCCTGGAGGCTGACCCCTGGGCCTACGTCGGGCACCTCGTGGCCCTGTTCCGAGAGGTGCGGCGGGTGCTGGCTGATGACGGCGTTCTCTTTTTGAATCTGGGGGATAGCTACAACGCCCAACAGGGGCAGCAACGACTATCGGAGTCGTCGGCGTCTACCAGGGGCGGCGGACATAAGGTGGGCTCCGTGGAATACCGGAACACCCGTCGACCCACGCCAGACGGCCTCAAGCCCAAAGACCTCGTCGGCATCCCCTGGCGGGCCGCCTTCGCCCTCCAGGCAGACGGCTGGTATCTCCGGTCTGACGTGATCTGGGCCAAGCCGAACCCGATGCCGGAGAGCGTGCGAGACCGGCCGACTAAGGCTCACGAGTACGTGTTCATTCTGGCGAAGCAGGGGCGGTACTTCTGGGATCAGGAGGCTACCAGGGAGGCGCAGTCGCCGGGCACGGCGGGTCGGTATGCTGAAGGCTACCGGGACCGGTATGCAGACGGCGCAGTCGATGCCAAGGGATACCGGGGCGCCGTTGGCGGATCGTGCGGCATGACCTATAACAGCGCCGGCCGCAACCCTCGCACCGTCTGGACCATCCCGACCCAGCCATACCCCGGCGCACACTTCGCCGTCTGGCCGCCTGAGCTGGCCGCACGGTGCATCAAGGCCGGGACATCGGCTGCGGGGTGCTGCTCTGAGTGCAAGGCACCGCGGGTCCGGGTCGTGGTCGAGAAGGGCGCAAAGCCCCCAGCCATGTCGCACCGAGGCGGTCAGAGGGCCGCTGGGAGCGCCTATGATGGCTCCGGGTCTGTCCGGCACATGTCCGGTCAAGAGTTCACGCGCTGGAAGGCTGCGAACCCAGACAAGACAGCGTGGGCCCCCTCCTGCGAGTGCAACGCCGAGACCATCCCTTGCACCGTCCTGGACCCGTTCGGCGGCTCAGGCACGACTGGACTGGTAGCCCGAGAGCACGGCCGGTCCTGCGTCCTGCTGGAGCAGTCCCCGACCTATGCGGACATGGCACGGGCTCGCCTGGGTCAGGCTCCGGCCGATGTGGCGACGGCCAAGGATGAGACCGCGGCGCTTCCGTTGTTCGGTGGCGGCGCACAGTGAACCGCGACCCGTGATAGAGTGACCTCGCTCCTGTTCGGTGCAGGTCCCCCAAGGGACCCGCCCCCTGGTTTAGCGGCCAGGGCGGCGCACCGAGACGGGGCGGACATCGAACAAGAGGACAACATGAGCGATCAGACGCAGAGCCACGGGCGGAACCCGTGAGCCTTCCGTGGTTCCAGTTCAAGACGATGGACCCGATCCCCTCGATTGCCCGCGGAGCCTGGGAGAGTGAGCCGCCCGAGTGGGTCATGCGGGCCGAGTTCTCCGCTCTGCTGGCGTCCGGCCAGGTCGCAGGGTGGTCACTGCGGCAGCTCGCGGAACGATGGGCAACGGGCAGGAAGAAGGCCCGGCGGGTCCTGGTGACGTGGGCCGAGGACACCGCCGATCAGGTCTGGCCCCGCGACCTGCTCCAGGCCGCAGCACACGCCCACCCCTGGCTCGAGGAACCACTGAGGAAACGCAGGGTCACCACCTCGGGGCCCACCACTCCCGTACAATCCCCAGCAGTTACGGCGCCGGAGGAACCACGAAAGGACCACGAAAGGACCACTCAGGGACCTCTCACGGGCGCGCGCTCCTCTTCAGACAGAGAGGAAGAGGTAGAAGCAGAGAACAAAGAACCGGGCAAGCCCGACCCGGTCCAGGTGCTTTACGATGTCTGGAGGGGCTACCACCCAAGGGCGAGGCCCACGCCCAGGTCGGCGGACGCCAGCAAGCTGCGGGGTAGGCTGCGGGAGGACAGCGCCGCGGACTGTGCCCTGGTCTGTCGCTGGCTCCATGAAGCCCCGGACGCCTCCTGGTGGCGGGATAACAAGCACCTGGGGCTGACCCCCTGTTTCAAGCCGGGCGGGTGGTCTGACCGGCTCGACAGCGCCCGGGCCTGGGACCTGGAGCCGCCCGTCGTCGCACCACCGCCAGAGACTGACCTGTCCGGCCTGTCCATCGGTGAGCTGGTGGACCTTGAGAGCAACCACGCGAACATCCAGGCGCTTAGGCGTCGACGCAAGCAGGAGTCCCTCTGATGGCCCACCTACACCTTGTCCAACCGCCCAAGATCAGCGGCTGCTCAAGCCGCACAGAGGCCCGGCTGCTTTCCGAGGTCATGCAGGACGCTGAGAACCTGGACTACCTCGTCTCGAAGGGCATCACCCCCGACCACTTCGGCGTCCCGAGACACCGCCGGATCTGGCTCCTGTTCCTTGAGCGGAACGCCCAGGGCCTGCCGATGCACTGCGAGGCCATCCTGGACGCTTACTACCGGGACCAGGCCGAGGGCGGCCCCGGTGACGCGGGCTGGAGGCAGTACGGCGGCATCCACTACCTGACAGACCTCGCCATCCCGCCACCGTCGGCCATGATGCGGGACCAGGACATCGCGGAGCTAAACTCGGCCCTGATGCGGCGGGAGGTCGGCGCGACCCTGCTGGCCGAGGCTGACCGGCTGGGCGACCTGGACACGAACGACGTTCGGGAGCGGGTGATCGGCGGGCTGATGAACATCACGAGCCAGTCACCGAACCGGGCCCTCTCGCGGGAGGAGATTACCGCGCTGGTCGTCGAGGACCTCGAGGCCGAGCTGGACGGCGATCGACTGGCGAGGCTCCAGACGGGGATCGAGGAGATCGACCAGGAGCTGCTCGGGGTGTCCACCGACGGGATGACCCTGGTGCTGGCGATGAGCGGGCACGGGAAGAGTTCGGTCCTGTACCGCATCGCCCTGGGCCTGGCGTCCAGCGGTCACCGGGTCTATCTGCACGGGACCGAGCGCAGCGCGAAGCAGATTCGGAGGGTCATGGCGCACGGCTACAGCGGGCACGGCCCCGAGTCTATGGAGCGCATCCGGCAGCACCAGCACGAGACGGGCAACCGGGAGCGCCTGGAGAGGATGACCGACGACATGCAGGCCGCGGCCAGGGCCGTCGGTGAGCTGCCCATCGAGATCACCGGGCAGGGCTGGTCAGCCGAGAGGGTGTGCGCCTATGCCAAGCTCCTCCGAGGGACAGGCCGGTGCGACGTGCTGATCATCGACTACCTCCAGGACCTGAGCCCCAGTCCAGGTGTGGCGAAGGAAGGGATGCCCCAGACCGCCCACAAGAGCCGGACCATCAAAGACCTCGCGGCCGAGCTGGGCATCCCTGCCCTGGTCGCCGCCCAGGTCAGCGGCGAGAAGACCCAGCCGCAGCCTCAGACCAACAGGAAGGGCCCCAGCGAGCCCTACAACCCACGCCCGAGGGTCCACGCCTGTCAGTGGTCGTCTCAGGTCCACCAGGACGCGGAGGAGGTCTGGGGGCTCTTCAATGCGGACGCCTATAGGAAACACAACGCCTCGGTGTCCATCGTGGGGGACTCGGCCTGCATCGAACTGGAGGCGCTGAAGCGGCGCCAGGGCGGGCACAGGAGGCTCCGGCTCAGCTTCCACGGGCCTACTCGGTGGGTTGCTGGTCCGCTGTAGGGGGTTCTTTCCAAGTATTTTAGGCCCCCCGCTTGACGGATAGGAATGGGGGGCCTAATAATAGAGTCAGAACCCCGGAGCACTCATGACCTGCCAGACCCGCAACGCACTCAAGACGAACCCCGCAGTCATCAAGCTGAGCGCCCGAGAGGTTGAGGTGCTGATTACTGATGCCGACGGTGACACTGACTACGACGCCACCGACCGCGCCGCTGATGACGTTGCCGGCCTGCTGAACTGGGGCGGTTACCGCTCCGGGTTCGGCTCCTGGGTCCTGCGGGCTGACTACGAGAGCCGGGGCGGCGACGCCTGCGACGCTTCCAGCCCGGTCCACTACTGATGCCCTCGGGCCTCAAGGCCGGCCCAGGCCGCCCTGCCCGGGGTGGCACTGTCCGCCGGCTCCGCGTCAACATGACCGACGAGGAGCACGCGGCGCTGAAGCAGGCGGCCAAGGACCAGAAAACGTCCGTGGCTGAGCTGGTGCGGCGGATCGCTCCTGTGGATGCGGCCTGATGGGCCGGCTGACCCAAGAGCAGGCCCGGGAGCTTGGGGTGCGGGCGGTGGCGTGCCCTGGGTGGCTCTGGCTGCCCGGGATGCTGATGCTTGACCCGTCCGGTCAGGTGCCGGCCAACCGCCTGAGATCCATACGCCCGAGCCCCCCTGCGTTTCCGTGGCCTGGGCAGGCCATCTCCCCCGACCTGCGCGACCCGGCGACCCTGGGGTGCTTGCTGTTCCTGGTGCGGGAGGTCTGGGCTCAGCCCCGTCTCGCTGTGGTCTGGTACTCGGACTCGGACAACCCCGGAGACTGGTCCTGGGGTGGCATCGAGGACGGCGACAGGATCAAGCCGAGGCCGGGCGGGTGCTTTGACTCCGAGGCCGAAGCACTGGTCTCTGCACTGGAAGCAGCTCCGAGGTCCGACCCGTGACCGGCTATGCTTGGGGCTGTACTGCTGAGGGGCGACGATGAAGGGAGCGGATGTAGCGGCCGAGTGGGTGTCTGTCGGTGACCTCGTGCCCTGGGACCAGAACCCACGGATCAATGACGAGGCGGTGGCCGAGGTAGCCGGCTCCATCAAGCGCTTCGGCTGGGCCTCTCCCATCATCGCCAGGCGGGCCGACTCGATGGTCATCGCAGGACACACCAGGCTCAAGGCCGCCCAGAAGCTCGGGATCAATAAGGTCCCGGTTCGGTGGATGGACCTGGACCCGGCAGAGGCCCGGATGCTGGCCCTGGCCGATAACAAGCTCAACGAACGGGCCCTCTGGGATGACTCGGCGCTGGCCGAGGTGCTGGCTGAGCTGGAGGCCGAGGGCGCGGACCTGGAGGGGCTGGGCTGGGACCAGGAGGAGCTTGACGCGATCATCGCGGACGCAGGCCCAGACGTGGAACTCCCCGAGGACGTGGAGCCATCAGCCCCACCGACTGAGCCGGACTCCAAGCAGGGAGAGGTCTACGAGCTGGGACCGCATCGGCTGGTGTGTGGGGACTGTAGAGACCCTGAGACCGTGGCCCGGCTCGTGGGCGAGGACTCCATCGCGGTAGCCTTCACGAGCCCGCCCTACGCTTCACAGCGGACCTATGACGAGTCGTCAGGGTTCAAGCCCATCCCGCCTGATGAGTTCGTCGCGTGGTTCGAGGCAGTGCAGGCCAACGTGCGGACCCACCTTGCCGAGGACGGCTCGTGGTTCGTCAACATCAAGGCAGGGTCCTCGGAAGGCGAGCGGCTGCTCTACGTGATCGACCTGACCCTCACCCACGCTCGGGAGTGGGGCTGGAGGTTCGTGGATGAGTTCTGCTGGCTTCGTCAGGCCCTGCCCGGCTCGCCGGAGTCCATGGGGCGATTCAAGAACGGATGGGAATCGGTCTACCACTACGCCGCAGGCGCGGGGTTCAAGTTCCTGCCTGCTGAGGTGCGCCATGAGTCGGTCCACGCGTTCAAGTACGAGGACCAAGTGGCAGCAGGCCGAGACATCTCAGCGGCCTCACAGGGTCTCGGCAACAACGCACAGTCGCCTGTGGGCCAGGGTCTTGGGCTCGCCTACCCGTCCAACGTGATCGAATACAAAGGCGGCGCGAACGTCGTCGGGCACTCCGCGGCCTTCCCTCTCGCGCTCCCCGCCTTTTTCATCAAGGCATACACCGACCCAGGAGACCTCGTCTTCGACCCATTCCTGGGCAGCGGGACCACCCTGATAGCAGCAGCCAAGGAGGGCCGGGTAGCCGCTGGCTGCGAACTGTCCCCAGCCTACTGCGACATCATCAGAGACCGCTGGACCCGCTGGGCCATCGAGGCCGGACAGGACCCAGGACCGGGCGCACTGACACTGGAGCGGGACGATGGCTAAGAGCAAGCGGACACCCGAGAACGCGAAGAAGCTCTGCGACGGGCTACGGCTCGGCATGACTTACAAACTGGCGGCACAGTACGCGGGGATCAGCGAGTCAACCCTGTGGGACTGGGCCGCTAAGGACTCGGACTTCTCGGACCTCCTAAAGGACGCCGAGGCCGCGAACGCCGCCCAGGCCCTCGCCAGCATCGTCCAGTCTGCCCGCGCTGGACAGTGGACCGCGGCGGCCTGGATGCTTGAGCGGCGGCACGGCTACACCCGCACGGAGAAGGTGGAGCACTCTGGAGAGGTCCGCACCGGGCCCGCCCTGCCCAAGGATGTAGACCTGGCAACGCTGGAGAAGCTGGCCGAGGAGTGAGCACCGCGCAGGCCATCACCCCGGAGCTACGGGAAGCCGTCAGGGAGGCCGCTAAGGACCGCCTCGCTATCGAGAAGCTCTCCTGGTTCGTCAAACGGCTGTGGCATGTCGTGGAGCCCGGCGTGAAGCTGGAGTGGAGCTGGCACCTTGACGCGGTCTGCGATGCCCTTGACCTCCAGATGGCCGGCGACATGGCCTACCAGCGGCTCGCGTTCTTCGTCCCGCCCGGCACGATGAAGAGCCTCCTGGTGTCGGTGTTCGCGCCTGCCAAGGAGTGGCTAAAGGACCCGACCCGGCGCAAGCTGTTCCTCGCCAACGATGACGATCTGGTCAAGCGGGACAGCCGCAGGACCCGGCTGCTCATCCAGTCGGACGGCTACCAGCGGCTCCTCGCTCGAGCCGAGCAGGACCTGGGCCTTCCCGCGTGGGGGTTCGCAGGCGACCAGAACGAGAAGACCAACTTCGAGAACGACTACCGAGGCTTCCGCCAGTGTCGGCCCATCATGGGCAAGATCACCGGGAAGCGCGGCGACGACATCGTAGAGGACGACCTGCTTGACGCTAAACAGGTCGTGCTCGGTGCCCCGGATGCCATCGCACGCAGGGTCGCGGACGTGAATAAGATCCGGTCCCAGGTGCTGCCCACCCGCGTCAATGACCTGCGGACAGCTCGGCGGACGCTCATCATGCAGCGGCTCCACCAGGACGACCCGGGACAGCACGCGGTCGACGAGGGCTGGCGGATCATATGCTTCCCGATGGAGTACGACCCGAACCACCCGCACGTCTGCCCGGAGGACATTCGCACCGAGCTGGGGGAACTACTGTTCCCGGCCCGGTTCTCCAGGGCTGTGGTCGACTTGCTCAAGCGGTCCCTCGGCGCTCAGCAAGCCGCAGCGCAGCTACAGCAGCTCCCGACACCGCCCGAGGGTCTGAGGTTCAAGCGGCATCTGTGGGGCCGGTACACAGGCAACCCGCAGGATGTGGCCGCGAACGCCCTGGAGGTCTGGACCTCGACGGACTGTGCGAACGAGGAGAAGAAGGAGGCCGCCTTCTCGGTCATCCACGTCCTCGGCCGCTTCAAGACGCCCATCGGCTACCGCATCCGGGTCCTGGACGAGTGGCGGGCCCAGGTGGAGATCGACGACCTCGAGGCCGGCTGGCTGATGATGGCCCGTCGGTGGCCGCAGACCTCCCAGCACCTGATCGAGTACGCAGCCAACGGAATCGCGCTCTATCAGCGCATGAGCAAGCGGTACCCCGGATGCGTCAAGGTCAAGCCCAAGGGGGACAAGCAGTTCCCAGGCGGCTCCAAGGAAGACCGAGCGGCTCACACCCTGGCGAAGCTCCAGGCCGGAGAGCTGGAGCTACCGGAGGACAAGTGGGCGCCCTGGGCTCAGGAGATCATCGAGGAGCACGCGGCCTTCCCCGCAGGCACCTACAAGGACAGGGTCGACACCATCTCGCAGGCCTGCGTCCGGTGGACAGTCCACGACCGAGCAGGCACCTGGGCCGCGGCCATGGAGCAGGTAAAGGACAGGCGGGCAGGGCTGCCGAGTCAGTCCGGGATGGGCTGGCTCGACAGCGGGAACTTCTAAGCCTAAGCCTCGGCCTCAGTCTTGAAGACGAAGATCTGAGCGCAGCGGCACAGGTTCCGGCCCTGGCACATGTAGAGCGGCGGGCGGAACCGCTTGATCTCGGCGCCGCTCAGGCCCTGGCCGTCAGGCGGCTCGCCGTACTTGGCATCTGTCTCTCGGCAGGGCTGACAGGTCGCGCCATCCAGGACGGCCGAGTAGAACGCAGACCGAACAAGCCCGGACTCCTCCGCGACCTGGCCGGCGACTGAGCGCCCGGTGGCAAAGCTGGCCGTGCTGACCGTCCCCGCCTGAGCGAGGGCGCGGGGTGTAGAGAGAGCGTCCATGGCTGCGCTGATGGCTCCCATGTCCACGGTGTCCGACTGGACCTGCGAGAGCCCCTGGGTCGTCCCTGCGCTCCTGATGCGGTCGGCTACCCAGGCGGACACCTGACCGCTGAAGCCCCAGAGCAGATCAGTCGTCGACCGCCCGTCCAAGCTGTCCGGCATCCGCTCGGGGTTGGCAGTCGCTCCAGTGGTGCCGGAGGCCTTAGCGCCTGGGAAGGGCAGTTCATCGCCCTCGGCCAGGAGCACCCGCCCGCCCTGGGCTGACAGGTCGGCGGCGCTCGGGAAGGCGGGCAGCCCGTCCTCCTGTCGTCGCCACTCGGAGGCTACTGAGGCGTAGCCCTTAGCGTTCGCGGCCTCGGCAACCTGGAACAGGTCAGCCGTCAGGGCCTCGACGCCAGGAACTGCAAGGTCCCCGATCCCCTCAGAGTCACCCGACGCGATCAGGGGCTCCAGGAGGTCCAGGTAGTCGTCGATCATCCGGCGCTGATGCTGAAGCACGATGGCCCCGGCGTCGTCCGCGAGGTTGTCCTGCTGAGCCTCCAGGGAGCCCCAGTCGACGAAGCGCTCGGTGGGGGTCAGCGCTCGCCAGGTGGTGAACGCCTGGTCAGGGTCAGGCTGGAACCGTGCGGCGAGGTTGTGGGCGTGGCCGTGGTCGGCCAGGCCGTCAAAAGGGTCAGCCTCGCCGCCGTCGTCCTCCGTCGCCGGGTTCGGCTCGGTCGGCTGACCATCCGGCTCCAGCGGCGCGGCCATGTTGAAGGCCTCGCGGAAGAAGGCATCATCTCCCTCGTGCGGCTGGACAAAGCCGCTTCCCGAGGCGACTGCCTTATAGACCTCCAGCGGCGTCAGGTCAGCGATCCCCGTGACGATGAGCTGAGGGACGGCCACGTTGGGGCCGTAGTTCATGCGGACCAGTGACTCGAGAATGCCAGGCACCCCGTCGGTCCCGTGGTTGTGGACCTCGATCACTTGCTTGGCGATGGACTGGAAGGCATCGGCCAGGGTGCCCCGCTGGACCTCCCCGAGGTTGTAGGTGCCCGTGTCCCGCCCGAGCATCAGGAGCATGGTCAGCGTCCCGATAGCCATCTCTGAGGCGCACTCCTGGATCAGCTCCTTGACCATCGCCCCGCCGCCTGCGTCCGGGCCGAGCATCTTGATCGTCGCGCCCTCCGGCGTGTAGGCCCAGGACTTCCCGTGACCTCGCAGGTTCTGAAGCATGGTCTCAATCTTGGGGCCGTAGCTGTCGAGCAGTGCCGACGGCACGCCCTCCATCACTGGGATCCCAGTGGACCACCGCTCGACGGCGATCT